AGTATCACCCTGCCAAAGAGCAGTTTCCAAAGTTTGTGCAATCACGGCTACCTTCTCGTTTCCAATCTGCTCCTCGAAAGGAATCATTGTTGGTGAACCGGGCATAATTTGTGTTTGCATCCACTTTGCTTCCAAAGTTTTAGGACAAAGAGTTTCTTCAACTTTCACAGCACCAACGGTGATGTTTCTTTGTGTGAAGGTAGTTGTACCACTTGGATTGTATCCGCAGCCGTCGGCTTGTAGGAATACAGTTGAAGCGATAATGTTCAAGGCAGCAGATGATTTAACACCTACCTGCACTTGGTTTGCAGCGTACATCGCAGCAGCAGTTTTACCGCTGAACAATGCTTTAACCAACAAGTCTGTTGATTGTTCGTTGTTGTAATTAACGAGAGATCCGACTGAAAATGCCATAGTTTTAGTTTATTTATTTAGTGAGTTTTTTAATCTTTTCAATGCTTCAAACTGATCATTCTTCTTGTTTGAAACGGGAGTTTTTGTGGGTTCTTCTGAAGGCAAGTCAGCAACTTTCTCGATTAGGTCGATTGCTTTGCTCATTGCTTCTTTGTGTGTGTTGTTAGATGCAGTCAATGTTGCTACCTTAGCAGTCAATTCAGCGATTGCAGTTTCCATCTTGGCAACTACTTCGTTGAATGCAGATACGGTTGCGAACTCTTCGGCTTCAACTTCAACTTCGATTTCAGGTTCAACGATTTCAGTAACTAAACCACCAACGGTTGTCACCAACAATCCACCTTCAACCTCGTGAGTTGCATCAGGTGCTGGGATATCACCTTCAGCAGTTTGAACGAAGATGGCAGTTCCGATTGCCAATTCACCTTCGTAAGTGATTACAGTACCATCAGTCAATGTGGCGGTTGCCATCTCGACTTTGATTTCTTCGTCAGAGAATCCGAGCATTGTGCGGATTTCTTTCAATGTTTCTTTTGCGTTCATTTGTTATATAATTAGGTTTTTGTTTTAAGTGTTGCAATTTTATTTGCCATTCCATTGGCTAAGGATTGATTTCATTTGCTCAAGGAGTTGTTCATCAGCATCAACGGGAAAGTCAAAAACACCCTCCACCGAGAATCCTTTGAACTCGCCGGACTTCACCTTTGACCAAACATCTTCGTTGTCGATTAAATAAGACACAAACCAAGAACCATCGGCAACCTCTTCAAATCCCTTTGGTGGCATCACGCCCCGTTCACGATCAATGATGTATGATTCAAACAAGCTCACGCCATCTGCGATTGGTGTTTTGTGATGTGTGTTCACCGCATCGTACTTGTTTGACCTTGCCCACTTCTTTGCAATCTTGAAAATGCTCTCCTTGTCAAATACCACATAGTATTCTCCACGAACATCGTCCCTGCGATAGATGGGTAGATCGGCAATCATTGCTGCACCTGTAACGATGCGTTTCTCTTCATCCTTGATTTCAAACCTTTGGGTGATTTCTGCAAATGCAAGAAAGTCCTTTTGTATGGCTGGAGTTTCAACCAAAGAAACAAACTCAATGCCTGTCTCTTCATCAAACTCGTTGATGTCTAATCGGTATACTGGTAACTTCATCTTTCTTAAATAGCGTTATTTGACAACGGATACTTTTCTCGTAGTATCCACACGATCGGTTGTTCTGCGGATGTCACCTTCAGTCACAAAAACTTTGGTATCGAATCCGCTTACTGTTGGAAGTGTTGAGCTTACTTGTGGTGCTGCCATTTGCGGAGCTCCACCTCCACCCATTTGTGATGGTGCTGATGCTGACCCACCGCCTTTGCCACTCTTCAAGATTGCTTTTGCCTTATTTGCTGCTCCCAACACCGCAGCAATTTGCGATGCGTAGAATATAGGGAATGCAAACGGTGCTGCTGGTCCTGTTGCCTTTGCTCCTTTTTGTGCGATGTCCAATGCGTTAATAAATCCAACACCCGTACCGATTGCAATGTCAACCAATGCTGCGGCTTTTGCTGCATCACTACCTTCTTTGAACAAACCACCAAGTGCCAATACTGCATCTCTTGTTGCCTGAACCATTGTGTCTTTTGCTGCTCTCAATGCTGCTTCGTTTGCAAGTTGGTCGGCGGTTGCCTTTGCTTGATCTTCCGTTTCTTTCTCAAGTAAATCCTTGTTCTTCGCTGCCGTTTCCTCTGCAAGTTTCAGTTCCGCTGCATCCAGTTCCGTAAGTGCAACGATTTTTAAGTCATTATACTTTTTCTCAATCGCTGCTTTGGCTTCTGCATTGTCACCGATGGCTTTCAGTTCTGCTGCTTTCGCTTCTTCAAGTGCGACTAATTTGTTGGTATACTCTTTGTCGATTCTCTCACCTTCATCAGTCAGCAATGCCAGTTCTTTTTGTCGTGCTGCATCTCTTGCCGATGCTTCCGCTGCCAAAGTATCTGCCGTGATTTTCTTTTTTTCTTCCCCAACTTTTTCCAATCGGTCTAATTCCTTTTGATCAGCATCATCCGATATTTTCTTTTTGTCCTCCGCTGCTTTTTTATCAATGCTTTTTATTGACTCCTCAAATCCAGCAATGTCGTTTCTCATTTTCCTCAAACCATCTTTGCTTTTTTGAATTGCAGCGTTTGATTCATCTTCAACTTCTTTTGGATTAAATACCATTTCCGCAATGCCTTTTGAAAATCCTTCCTCTAATCCAAAATCTTGATTCAATGCTTCACCAACCTTGTCAACTGTTTTTAGCAAAATTGACAACGGAGCAAATATGAATCTGATCATACCTTGAAGAATATCTCTATTCCTTTTGGCAGTATCAATTTGAGCTTGTTGAATACTTTGTTGAGTTTCAAGTTGAGCAGACAAATCAGTGATTGATACTTTTAACGCTGCAATTTTCATTTGCAAAATCTCCTTTTCCGTTTTGCCTTGTTGCTTTAAGATGTTTTCACTTGCAGATATATTATCGTAAGATTTTTGATTTGCTTCAACCATTTTCTCCGTGTTCTTCAACAAATCTTTTTGCTCTTCACTCACACCGCTCACCGCCTCTTTGATGTCATCCCAATAAGCAACGATAGCACCAAGTGCAACAAGAATCAATCCGATACCGGTTGAACCAATACCCGCTTTGATTGCTGCAAATGCTTTCTTTGCACCGCTGACAACATCCCTGAAGATTGCACCGAATTGTTGCTGAATCTTTCCCAATCCTTCAAGACCTTGTGACAACGCCATTGCACCTTGCAACTTAATCATCGTCTTCTCAAAGTCCTTGGATTCGTTTCCGAACAACGCCATCGCACCTTGTGCTGCTGCAAATCCACTTGCAACACCTTGAACAACTGTATTGATTTTTGAGAACCTATCAGGATTGACCGCTTTCACACGATCATTGAAGTCATCCATCCTATCTCTCGCACCGGCAAGTGCCTTCTCTGCTCTTTGTGCTTCAGGTGAGAACTCACCGAACTGCATCACCGCCTGTTGAGCTGCGACTGTTAGTTCTCTAATCTCCGCCTTCATTGATTTGAAGTCGGGCTTTTTGACGGTTAGGTCAATCGTTGCGTTTAGTGCCATTATTTTTCTGCTATTATAAAGTAATCCACCCCATCTGTTTCAAAGATGTGTGATGCCCAATGTTGATTGATTGAATGTGTATCCGCACCGTCAATCTTTGCCGTTCCAGTTGTATCAACGGTGATGGTATGTGCGGAAGTTAATTTTTTGACTGCAAATTGTTTACCACTCAATCCAGTTGGATCAGGCAAGGTAATTGTCTTGCTTCCACTTGTGGTATCAACCAAAAACAATCTATCGTCTTTTGTTGCCGTTGTGTTTGCCGTTACCGTCTTGACCGAACCTCCACTCAAAAAAGATGGATACATCTCGTAATTCCCGATGTAGAGTGTGTCAGGTTTGGTAGGTTCAAAATCATTTGAAACAAGAACAACCGACCCATCAACCCCATTAGGATAATGAATGTTTGTTGATCCAAATCCACTATTGTTAATGCCGTTTCCGCTGAAGTTTTCACCAACAAAAACACCACTTCCTTCGCTTGTTCCAACGCTGACTCCTTTAATACCAGGTTTGATTGGAAATTGACCACCGGGATACACATCACCATAGACATCGGTGTGAGCCCCTTGAGCAGTTCCAGCACCCATTTTTTTTATCGTGATTGCCGCTGGTGGAATGAATTGAGCCAAAAGGAATTCACACTCATAAACACCTTCTTCAACTGGATTGTAATCGTTGACCTTGTTTAACCTCCAGTATTGTCCTTCAAAGAAATACAAATTGCTGAATCGCAAGTTGAACCAATCCGATGGCGTAATTTTGAAATAAGCTCTTACAATCTTGGAGTTCTTATTGGTGATCTCGGTGATGAATCGGTAGTAGTAGTTAGTGACAAGGTTTGAATTGGTGTAATTGTATCCTGCACCGATACCCACTTCTCTGGGCATTCCAAACAAAAGGTCAATTGTAGGGTTTGAAAGTGAATCATAATGAATTGTCAAGGGAATTGCTGTCTTCACTCTCTGTGCACTCAAGGAAAAAGTACGAGCAAATGATGGAAGGAATCGCACACTTACACCATTTGTCAAACCACCGTAGTACAATACCCTCAAATCTCCATCATCTTTGCCCTCAACCGCTGACAACACAAGGTTCTTTTGTCCAATGTCGTAGTTCCTGATTTGCGTAGGTACAAAAACAATCTCAATTTTCTTTTCACTTTTGACAAAATCGTTGTCTACCTGATAGGTTCTTTGTCCGTAGGTGGTTTGATAGTTCTCCTGGTAGCTTACATTTCCATCATCCTTTCCTTGTTTGTAAGTAAAGACATAAGGATTCGCATCTAACTCACCCATTGGAATAATCTCAACGGGTTGTGAGTAGTCCAACTTCTTTGTCCAATCCACATTCACTCCGTTGTAAAAATCGTCACGGGGAACAATCCTCAGAACCTTTGGTTGGTCTTGGCTTGGCTCAATGTATAAGTTGAACATTTTGACAAACGACATCAGCATCTCGCTCTGCTTAACTTCCGTATTAAAGAAGATTCCGAAATCAACGGTTTCCCCATACTGGAAGGTGTAAGCGGTAATGTCATTCTGAATCGTTGAACCGACAGTTAAATTTATTGTGAAATCCGCATTCGTCAATGTGTACTGATCAGCCCAATCGTATACTTGTGCTAACTTAAAAGTCACAACATCGCTGGTGGAAAGTGCAACATTTGTAAACCCGTAGTCCAACGAAGATGGCATTGCATTTGGATCAACTGAAATGTACTTTGTTGATTGCAAAACTCCATCGACATACATCCCAATGTTGATGTCTATCTCCGCTTGAGATACTGGGCGGTATGAAGGATTAAGTGTCAAGGTCATACCCAATCCCAAGAAGAAAGAATAAGTACCACCAACGGGGACAGTATAAGCACCAGTAGTGGGGTTGTAGTTCGCACCATTGTCAAAAGCCCCACCGCTTGTATCGTTGTTGAATATCAGCGTAGTTCCCAACGGCAATGATTGTGGTGTTGTCAAACGACTTGCCAAAAACAATCGGTTTGTTAATTGCGTAGATGATGCAATCAACCCGTTTGGTGGTGGCACAATCAACCTCTTGAATCGGTCAGTATTAAAGAAGGAATCGTTGGTGTATGAATACCCAGCACTTGTGAAAATTTTGTCAATGATGGTCTTGGCATAAAGACAAGGTGTGAGTTCGTTGTACTGCCAATATGCAATACTTCTGACATGACCTTTGTCAATCATTGAATACACATACCCCTCACCATAAGCAAAAGCCTGTGAGCTTCCGTTCTTGATGATGCTTGTGTCCCACGAATCAAAGATGTTGCCTGAAGACAAGGAGTGATTGTACTCGCTGAATTCCAACACATTCAATTTGCGGTCTGCGATGGTTGTGAATAGATCAGCCGTTTGTCCGTGTAGTGAACATTCATATTGGATGTCCGTTGAATCAAGCACATTGATTTGAATCAACCTAATGAATCCACGCATCTGC